ATAAGAACAGGGAAATCATCGTGCCGATGGCGATAATATCGCGACGCAAGTCTTCGGAACACTTGCACTTCTCGTTCATTAAATAACGCACATAATCAAACGCGTAATAGATATATACGACGAAGGTTAAGAAGAATATGAACGAACCGAACGCGAGTAATTGAACGATACCGATACCCATACTCTTTGCGATACTTTTAACATCGATGAACGCGGTTATCGCGAAATATGCTAAGGCAATCATCGTGAATGTCTTTATGAACTCCTTGTTGCTGTGGTCGGAACAAGCACATCCGACGTTTTCTAACTTGTAAATATAACTCCAAATGATTAGAAGTAGCAATACAAAGATGATTTGTATGAACCCACTGCTATAAAAAGATAAAGTGTTGTCCGTCTCTTTCATATTATTCTATATACTTATACTATAATAATAGAAATTATTTATTTTCTATAATAGCATAGATTAAGAACTTCGTCGAACTATCGAAACTTTTGATATCGAGGGATTTTATTTTTTCGACGACGATAGATTTATCGAAAGACTCCTTTAACTCCTTACACTCCTTACACTCCTTACACTCCTTACACTCCTTTAACCTTAATATCTTTAAGATTTGTTCGAAAAATATATCGATGATATACTTGTGTATTCGCGGATTACCGATACATTCTTCTACGAGATAATCATATATGTCATTTAGTAGCCGCGGTATCTCGTGTTGTTTGTATTTCGCCCAGATGATATTGGTATTATGAATCCCCTTCTTCCACTTGACATAATCACAGTATAACTCATACTCGTTGTTAAGCAACAATAGGTTATTGTCAAATACGTATTTCGGCGGTATCCACTCCTTCTGAGTGATATAATTGTCCCATAACTTATTTATCAAATCATTTAAAAAGGTGCTGTCAAAGTAATCGAGCAATGTTATGTATAGGTTGCCAGTTTCCGCACTATCGGACACCTTGATATACGAGCAAATAATTGAAAATAGTTCCTCCGTGTTATTCGCATCGATAATCGCCTTGATTTTCTCATAGATGACGTCTCGGTTTTTCGTCGTCAATTTATTCAAATGCCCTATCAACGCCCGTTTCGTGCTGGAATTATCCGAGAAGTCTGGAATAATAATATGAAACCTGCCTTTGTTCGACGCCGTGGCGGCAACGGGAGTTGTTCCTGCGTTATATTGGTTATTATGCGAATGCTGCTGCGAATGTTGGTATTGTGGATACTGCGGATACTGCGAATGCTGCGACTGGTGTTGCGAATGCTGCGAATGCGGATGTTGCTTCTCCCTCTTGTTATATAACTTCTTTTCCCATATCATCTTAGGGTCATAGAATGATTCAAAGCAACTACACGATTTTTTAAGGGTTTCGGCTTTTTGTAGTATATGCTCGGGAACTTCAATGTTATATCGATTTTTAAAAATAGACAAAGGGATTTTAACTACTTTGTCGTCCATTTATATCATTAGTATATGAATAATCTTATATAAAAATAAATTAGATACCTATCAATAGATACCTATCGATATCACAGATGGCGGAGTTCGTAGATAAACTGGATACGATATATAAAACGCATCTAATCTATCGGACAATCGTCGTATGTGATAGAGACATTTGCGAATATAAGAGATTGTTAGAATCGCGGGATTTTAGCGTCTATGTGGTATCGGAATCGGATACCGATATTGACTATGAAGCGTTAGACGCGTTAGACTATCGGGTTATCTTAATCGAAAGTAAGCGAATCGAGGGGTTTTTAGATACTATAATTTCAAAGAAGATGAATGATTTTTATACATTTATAACTTTCACAAATGACAATGACGACACCAAGGCATCTATCACTAATATCAACACTAATATTGATGTCATCAACACTATTATTTAGTAGAGTCAAATAAATATATATCATTATGTTAGGGAATTGAATGGTTAGAGCGACAGCATCGAGAGCGGCTGCGTCATTTAGTCGCGTTCGTGGCAAAGGTTCAAGTGGCGGAACGTTATATACGATTATTATAATATCCGCTGTATTCTTACTTGCGGTACTACTCTCGAATAAGGACAGGATACGCGAAGGATTCTTCGGCGGTAGCGACGCAAAACGCCTCAGTTTCGAATACTATTATATGGATTCGTGCGGACATTGCGTAAAGTTTAACGAGTCGGGCATTTGGGATAAATTAAATAAGGAGACGTTCAATCACATTTCGCTTAAAAAATACAATCGTAGCGAACACCTCGAACGCGTTAAAAGTTTGGGGATTTCGAGTTTCCCGACGTTTGTCGTGGTTGATTCGTCGTCGAACATTATCGCGTCTTTCGAAGAAGCAAGAACATACGAGAACCTACTGGCGTTTATAAGGAAGTATGACAAAGAATAAGAATAACGAAAGTATATTTAAAGTAAAACAAAGTATATTAAATATAATATAATATAGTAAATGGGCGGTGGTATTACGCAGTTGGTTTTAAAAGGGCAGATGGATTCTTATATTAATTTAAATCCCTGTATCAATTACTATAAATATGTCTATAACAAGCACGTCAATTTCTCGATGGAAAATAAGAATATTATTCCCGATATTAATTCGTCGATTAACCTCGCTTTCACGACGGAGAACAAGATGATTACTTTCACCATCAAGCGATACGGCGATTTAGTAAGCAATATGTATCTGTCGTTCAATCTGCCCGACATCTATTCTACGGACGTTCATCGGTTTCGCTGGATAACGAACGTCGGACACAACTTTATTAAAACCGCGACGATTCGCGTGGAAGGGAGCATAATCGACGAAATCTATGGCGAATGGATGAATATCTGGAATGAATTGACGAACAAGGACGGCGTCGAGTATAACAAGTTGATTGGGAATATCCCCGAATACACGAACCCCAATAATAACAATACGAGGTATCTGATTCGAAATAATATCTTATATAATAAGACGTATCCGACGACGGATAAGGTGGTGAATGCTGGGAATCCGTCGATAAAGGGGCGGATATTACAAGTGCCGTTGAACTTCTGGTTTTCGCGAAATCCGTCGTTGGCATTGCCGTTATACAAGATACAAAATCAAGAAATCAAGGTGGATGTCAGTATCAACGACATCGAGTTGTTGTATCAGGTATGGTGTGATAAACTGAAACTCTACGTATCGCCGAAGTTCTACAATATGATATATAAGGATACGATAAAAATCAATACGTTTATAGGGAGCGAAAGTTATATTCAGTGTTTTCTGGATGTGAATTATATCTTTCTCGACAGTGCGTATCGGATGAGTTCCTTACAAAACGAGGGGATTGTGAAATACGTCGTCGATTACGTGAAGAGACAAGCGTATCCCGCATTGAATATCACGAGTTATGGGGACAACTATACTTTGACGAGTTCCTACAATCATATCAAAGAAATCATTTGGGTATTGCGTCGAACCGATGTTCCAGAGAAGTTCAACATACACGACAACTATACTGCTTCGCATACCTATAACGAAACGATGGGATTGTTAGAAACTGCCCAAATCAAATGGGCGGACACAATCATTCGCGAAGACCAAAAGGCATACTATTATAATAATATCCAGCCGTATCAGTATCATACGAACGTCCCGCGAACAGGAATATACAGTTATTCGTTCTCGCTCTTTCCCGAGAAAATAGTGAGTGCGGGTTCTTTTAATAACCAGATGATAACGACGTCTTTATACATAAATATCAATAATCGCGGGAATAACGACAGCACCAAAGATATCACGAAGAAAAACGAGTTCAAGTATCTATTCGATTTGATGCGACGCAAAGAAGTGCCTTACATCACCGAGAATGAGGTGAAACTGGACGTCATCGTATATACGCGAGTCATCAACGTATTCTCGGTGATTAATGGAACGTGCAACTTTATCTGGTCAAGATAGACGCGAGGAACGAGGAACGAGTAGCGAAGAGGAACGAGTAGCGAAGAGGAACGAGTAGCGAAGAGGAACGAGTAGCGAAGAGGAACGAGTAGCGAACGAGTAGCGAAGAACGAGTAGCGAAGAGGAACGAGTAGCGAAGCTTATTTTTTATATCTTTCTTTTAATAAAGAAGTAGCGAATCGGCGAAGCGATGGATTTATTAGTATTAATCTTAATCTTATTATCAGGATACATCATCAAATATTTAATCGACACGATAAACACCTTGAATAACGAAATCAAGGAGATTAAAATGAAATGTATATCTGCGAAAAACGATGTTCAGTTTGATGTCGATTCGCCGTCGGCTACGTCGCCTATCACAAACGTCGCCAACGACGCGTTAATCAAAAACATAACCTATTTCAAGGATTACTTTGATAAACAATGAGATAATGATATAAATAATAAACGCATCTATACATAATATAGACATCGCATATATTTATAATAAATGCCTCGAAAAGCAAAAAACGCCGATGATACTGTAAGTAGTGATATAAAGAAGAAAAAGAACTTGATGAATACAATCATCAAGGACATTTCGGTCGTTGATAACGATGATATTATTTTACAGTTGCCTTTGTCGTCCGCCCAGATAAACAAGTTGAATATCACGGATAGCAATACGACGACAGAGTTTCCCGAACCGTATGAGCCGAACTGTTTTTATATCAATGAAAACAATACGTATAGCACGATTCAGGACAACATCATCTTTGATAATAGCAATAGCGAGTATTCATTGAAAGTCTCGCATACCGACGAAATCCTCAATTCGAATAACAATTGCTACTGGTGTTGCCATCCAATCGACAATAGGACGTTTGGGATGCCTTATAAATATAATATTAAAACGGATACCTATGTATTGTTTGGAAACTTTTGTTCGCTCGAATGTGCGAACGCCTATAACTTCTCGTCGCATTGTGGTAGCGACAAGGTATGGGAAATTAATAGTTTAATACAGATGCTAAGCAAACACTACGGATACACACATCCGATTCGCCCTGCTCCATCAAGATTTTTACTAAAAATATTCAACGGACCGATGACAATCGAAGAGTTTCGCACAGGACATTATACGAACGACAAGACGTATATTCTAAATCTCCCGCCGATGATTTCTACGAATTTCAGTTATGAAGTTGTAAATACATCGTATTTAAAGAATATAACCGACAATATGCACATTAAATTAGACAATCAATCCACAATGAATAAGAACAAAGCGAAAACCGCGGCGAATGCGAACGCCAACACGATTGATAATAAACTCAGTTTAATCGTTTCAAAATAAAAATTGATATAAGGATATGTAATCTTACATATATGCACGAATGACAGACATCATCACAGCGGCTACCGCTGTGGTAGCTGACATTCACTTTTCTCCGTATAGAATCTCGACAATAACGTGTAATGCGAATATCGGCAACAACATCAATATAAATCTCGGTATCTTGTTTGACAATATCAAGGTGATTGAGAATATCGCTGAGGGGTGCGACAAGGGGGTTGTATGGGTTCAGTTTATGAAAAATGGGACGGATGTGTCGAAAGGCGTGTATCCCAAGAAGCGAAGGAAGAGCAAGAAGAATACGATGAAAAAGAATCGGTTTGACAATCAGGTTACGGTGATTTACAAGTTTCACGACAAGTATATCCCGAATGTCAAGATATTCAAGAATGGCAATATACAATTGACGGGTATCAAG